TTACGTTCCCAGAAAAAAGTGATTACTTTAAACCAGGTGAAACTGGAAAAGAAATGCAAAAAAGGTTTGAAAAATTTATAAGAGAAAAAGCTAAACAAACTCAAAAAGGTGTAACTGAATTTACGTCTAAACAAATGGCACAAGAGTTTCCTATTGGAGAAAGAAGAGCAAAAGCTGCTCAACAATTTTATATGGATAAACTAGGTTTGAAATATGCAGAACCAACTAAAACACAACAAGGAGAAGCTGCTAAAGCCAAAGCAAGTATTTTACAAAGAAGCTCTTCCCCAAAAGGAGAAGGAATTATTAGAACTGAAAAAACTAGAATATTAAAAGAAAGAGAGATGCCAAGAAAAATAGATTTTGCTCATAGAGTATCTAAAAATTATATGGATAAACTAGGGTTAAAATTTACTACTGATTTAACTGGTTTAGATTCAAGATTAATAAATCAAATTGTAGTTCAACCTGTTGAAACGGAATTAAAAAATTTATTTAGACAACAGGATAATGTGGTTCAAGCATTACAAAGAACAAATGAACCTTTCTTTAAAGAAAAGTTAGAAAAAATTAATGACCAAATAACTAAAGCTGTAAAAAAAACAGGTGGGAGATTAATAGGTGTGCATATTAATCCAAATACTTTAGAACCATCTTTTGTTGGTCAAAAGAAAAAATATTCTTTAAGTAAATATATTGGTTCAAAAGACATTAAAGATTTAGAAAATTTAAATCCAGCAGAGAGATCTAAACTTGTAGGTGGAATAGCAAAATCAGTTGATGCAGAAATAAAAAAAGGTTTTGTACCAAATGAATTCAAGGAAATTCTTTCTGATCCTAAAGCACAAAAATCTATTTTAGAATATACTAAAAAAAGAGCACCCGATATTTATGACGATGTAAAAAAGATGCTTAAGAATCCAACATCTAAAAAAGCTCTTCCTTTGTATTCATTCCCTGGAATGTTATTTGAATCAGGTGCTTACAAAGAAGCTGCTAAAGGTGGAAAATTATTAGGTACAAAACTTTTACAAGGTTTAGTTACTCCAGCAGGTGCAGCTCTTATAACTGATGTTGATTTAAAAGATCCAATGAGTAGAGTTGGACTTGGTGCTGAAGCAGCTTTTGCACCTGACTTAGTTAAATCTACAGTTGGTTTAACCAAAGGAATGGAAAACAGAGTTTTACAAAAAGGAATACAAAGACTTTTAAATCTTGGTTTAAGTACTCCAATGGCTTTAAGACTTGCAAGAGCATTACAACCTGTTGGTATAGCTTCATTAATTGGTGAAGGTGCGTATCAATTTGGTAAAGCTCAAAAAAAATATTTAGAAGGATTAGATCCAGAAAAACGAATTGCTGTTGAACAAGAATATAGAGATGTAGCAGCAGCTGATGGTGGACGTATTGGTCTTGCTAATGGACCAAAAGATCCTAGCAAAAGAAAGTTTATGAAAATTGGTGTAGGAATATTAGGAGCACTTCCTTTCGGTGCTACTAAATTATTACAAAAACCAGCTGTTCAAAAAACTATTACAAAAGCAGCTCCTGCAGCTGAAGCAGGTTGGTCTTGGATTAAAGATAATTTTTGGGAAGTCGTTGGCACTGTTAAAAATAAAGCTAAAACATTTGCTAAACTAAAAGATGGAGAAGTAAGAATACATAAAGATATGGAAGTAGTTGAAAATCCTGAAACAATTAGAGTTAGATATAAAACAGATGCTGGTAATAATGCAGAAACAGTTTACACCAAACCTTACAAAGAAGTTAATCCAGAGACAGGAGAAATCATTGATGTACCTGGTGAGTTTCAAGAATACCAAGATGTTTATAGATTAGGTGATGGAGAAGTTTATAAAGATTTTGAAGAAGAAATCATTGATTCTATAGATAATGTTAAAAAAATTATTAAAGAAGACTAAACTAACTACAACAGTACCCCCTAAATCAGGGCCTCAACCACAAGGCTTGAATATTAGTTATAATACTGTTAAAACAATCCAAGCGGAGAAAATAAATGGCAGAAATAGACAAGTCTCTACCAAACGTAGAGCAACAACTAACATTACCTAGCGAACAAGAAGTTTCAGAAGAAGCATTACAAGAAGAACAAGAAATTGCTCAAGCTGGTGAACCAGTTGAAATAACTGAAAACGAAGATGGTTCAGTTGATATTAATTATGACCCATCACTTGCTTCGGTTGAAGGTGCAGAAAATCATTACGCAAATTTAGCAGAACATTTACCAGATAATGTTTTAGGTCCATTAGGTTCAAACCTATATCAACAGTATCAAGATTATAAAACTTCTAGAAAAGATTGGGAACAATCATACAAAGAGGGTTTAGATTTATTAGGATTCAAATATGACAATCGAACAGAACCTTTTCAAGGTGCATCAGGTGCAACACATCCTGTTTTAGCGGAAGCTGTAACTCAGTTTCAAGCTTTAGCATATAAAGAATTATTACCAGCAGATGGTCCAGTAAGAACTCAAATTTTAGGACTATCAACTCCAGAAAAAGAACAACAGTCACAACGTGTAAAAGATTTTATGAACTATCAAATTATGGATCAGATGAAAGATTATGAACCAGACTTTGATCAAATGTTATTTTATCTACCATTGGCAGGATCATCATTTAAAAAAGTTTATTATGATGAAGTAGATCAACAAGCTGTTTCTAAGTTTGTACCTGCAGATGATTTGATCGTTCCGTATTCAGCTACCTCATTAGATGATGCGGAATCAATCATCCACGTTGTAAAAATTTCTGAAAATGATTTACGTAAACAACAAGTTGCTGGGTTTTATAAGGATATTGAATTAAAACCATCAACAACAACTGAAAGTGAAGTTCAACAAAAGGAACGTGAATTAGAAGGTCAAACAAAAAACCGTGAAGAAGATATTTTTAATATTTTAGAGTTTCATACTAATTTAGATTTAGAAGGATTTGAAGACGTTGGAGAAGATGGTGAACCAACAGGAATTAAATTACCTTACATTGTAACATTAGAAGAAAATTCTAGAGAAATATTATCTATTAGAAGAAACTATGAAGCAAATGATGTTAAAAGAAAAAAGATACAGTATTTTGTACATTTCAAATTTTTACCAGGTTTAGGTTTTTACGGTTTTGGATTAATTCATATGATTGGTGGATTATCAAGAACTGCAACAACTGCATTAAGACAATTAATTGATGCAGGAACATTATCAAATTTACCTGCTGGATTTAAACAAAGAGGTATAAGAATTAGGGACGATGCACAGTCTATTCAACCTGGCGAATTTAGAGATGTCGACGCACCAGGTGGAAATATACGTGACGCATTTATGATGCTTCCTTTCAAGGAACCGTCTCAAACACTCTTAGCACTAATGGGCGTCGTGGTACAAGCTGGTCAGCGTTTCGCATCTATAGCTGATCTTCAAGTAGGTGAGGGTAATCAACAAGCCGCAGTGGGCACGACAGTTGCGTTGCTTGAAAGAGGATCTAGAACAATGTCTGCGATTCACAAAAGAATCTATGCAGCATTAAAACAAGAATTTAAATTACTCGCACGAGTATTTAAATTATATCTACCTCAAGAATATCCATACGATGTCGTTGGTGGTCAGAAGATGATCAAACAAGCAGACTTCGATGATAGAGTAGATATATTGCCAGTTGCAGATCCAAATATTTTCTCACAAACACAGCGTATTTCCATTGCGCAAACGGAACTGCAATTGGCAGCTTCTAATCCAATGATTCATAATCAATATGAAGTTTATAGAAATATGTATGAAGCATTAGGTGTAAAAGATATTGATAAAATTTTAATTCGACCACAACCCCCTCAACCAAAGGACCCTGCATTAGAGCACATCGATGCTCTTGCAGGGAAACCGTTCCAAGCATTCCCTGGTCAAGATCACAGAGCACACATTACAGCTCACTTAAACTTTATGGCAACTAATATGGCTAGAAATTCTCCAATCGTTATGGCTTCATTAGAAAAAAATTGTTTTGAACATATTTCTTTGATGGCTCAAGAACAAGTTGAAATGGAATTTAAAAATGAAATGCAACAAGTAGCTGCTATTCAACAAAACCCACAAGCAATGCAAGATCCAAACATTCAAATGCAAGTTAGAATGATGTCAGAAAAAATTGAAGCAAGAAAAGC